TACCGCCAACATTTAAATCCCCTGCCACGTCTAATTTGAACCCTGGACTCGTCGTGCCGATGCCGACGTTGCCAGTAGTCTTCTGAATCCATAATGCGTTTGTGGCACTTTCAGCCCCTAAACTCAGATTTCCTAAGTTGGCGTAGAAATTAGATGTCCCGGTTGTCAATCCATTTGAGTGATACCATCCAGCAACACCATTTGGAAGAATCGCTGTTGTCCCTAAACTAAATCCAACTGTTGCTCCTGCGTTTATGGTGCCAGCGACATCCAATTTAGTGTAAGGTGTCATACCGATGCCGACGTTTCTTCCTGACTGTGCATTAAGGCATAACGGGAACCCGTCAACTCTTAATGGAACATACGCACTTCCCGCATCATTAACCGCTTGAATTGCTGTCGTGGAGCTTTGTGCGGCAAGTCTGAGATTCATGTCTGAACCCTGACTTAACCATTGCCCCGTTGTTCCTGCAACCTCAAGTGCACAACCAGGACTCGTCGTGCCGATGCCGACATTGCCAGATGTGTCTATAACAATTTTCTCGCCGCTACCGACATCCGTGCCTATTCTTAATTTAGAGTCCCCCATAAATAGATACCAGTCATCTGATCCCCATTTCAGTCCAACAGCAGACCAATAGGAAGCATTTGACTGCTCTACCAGTGAAACACAATCAGCAGTGCCACTCTTAACATGTAGATTTACCCCTGGACTCGTCGTGCCGATGCCGATGCCTTCAAATGCTGACCAATCTCTCATTGGTGTGTTTACTGTTGCCATGACTTACTCCAATACTATAGAAAATGGTGGCATGTTTGCTGTTGCGCCTTGTGTTACGGATAGAGTTATAATATCTCCTGCGATAATAGAGTTTATTGACAAAGATCCTAGATCTGCGTAGTCTGATGTAGGGGGCTGAGTCGTAGTATTATATGTCTTAGTTACTATTGTAGACCCAGCACCATTCTTCAATGTAACCACAACTGTATTAGAGTTGTCAACTCCGGCAGGTGCTCCTTCAGTTAGTATTGTTGCCTTGCTGAACGTATAGGCATAAGCACTTGAGAATATTGGCCTGTCAGTTATATCAGCATTCGCTGCAAGGTCTTCAACTTGGTATTGCATAATTCCTTCCTTCTCATATGATGTAGCTAGCTCTGCTGGCGTAGTCTGTATGAAACTTATTGGAACTTTCCACTTATCATAAATTCCACCAAACATAGAGAATGATAGAGGACATGCACTTCCTTCCAGTGCCACCTGATACACAGTAGATGTTATTGTGTCAGTCCAATTGAATGAGTCTTGGCCATAATTAACCGTTACCTCAAATGCTTGCAGAGCGGTTCTGTTGGCAGTGGTTAAGTTGCCAAGCGTTCTATGAAACACTTTAGGAACCCAAGAGAACCTATTTATTCTCTGTGTATAGCCAGAATAAAACTGAGAGCTACTAGTAGGACTTCCAGCCCTAGTATCTTTATGTCTATCGTCAGATAGCCAACTTCCTATGGATGGGAATGTTTCCATTATCTAAGACCTTTACTTCCTGCTACTGCATTGAATGTATCACCTTCGTTCATGAAGTCTTCAACCCACAAACTAAGCATCATCTTTCCGTTCTCCATTGAAGTCTGCTGGTCAGTGACGCGTTGCGGTGTTCCGTTATTGTTGATAGTTACAGAGACTCCACCACTTGCTGAGCCGCCTCTCGGTATTACCTCTTCGCCAGTTTGCAATATGGCAGGGAACTCGTCCTTCTTTAATCCTTCATGAAGGTATGGTGCGCCGTTGAATACATTGGAACTTATCCCAGACCTTCTTATTCCGCCGTACTTAGATCCAATTCCACCTGAATGCATTTGTATTGGCTGGTTAGCAATCATAGCATCGAATTTTCCAACACCGCCAGTTTCAGTAATACCACCAATTCCAGCGCCGCCAATTCCCATAATGCCACCTGTCGCTGCATTAGTTAGGAATGATCTAAACAGGTCGGCACCAGCGTTTGCCATTGGCTCAATAACCATAGCTCTTGCAAATGCCTTCATGATATCGTAAGCTATATTCTTCATAGCCTCGCCAAACTTGAGGCCATCTTGAGTCATTCTCTCAAAAGCCGTCGCCATTGAGCTTTCCATAGCATCACTAACTTTGGCCCATTTTTCGGCCAACATTATCTTCTTATGAAGCTCTTCTGCCTCTGCCATCCTTCTATTATACAAGTCAAGGTTTCCAGCGGCCTCGTCTAATGCGTCAGCGTGAAGCTGTGCATACTGGTTTGATCTATGCCATGCATCGCCAACCTTTCCTATCATGTCAGCTTCGAGACGCATAGCTTCAAAGGTTTTGGCTACTCCTTCTGCACCCTTTTTTTGCCTCTCTATTGCATCGTCTCGTTTTTTCTCCCTTTCTTTTGCTGCACTTAGTTTACCAAAAGCAATTGTATAGTCGTCTATCATCGCTTTCTTAGCTTTAAGGTCGTCACCGTAAACACGCTCAGCTTCTATCATAAACTTGCCAACTTCAAGGTGCTTAATTTTGCCGTCTTCAAGCATTTTATACGCTTCAACTTGGTCTTTAATGCCTTGAGTTGTCTCTGCTAACTTATCACGTTCTTTCTGTTCATCTGCGCTAATTCCTCCAACAGGTAACTGTGGACCAAAGTTTGACATCGTAGGCATGGCTGGCCCGTATGGAGGCATTTCGTTCCTCCACCCTGTCTTCCAAGGCCCACTGTATTCAAAGTTGGCCATAGTTTGAGATTTTCCTACTGAAGGTCTAGGACGTGGTCGTTGAACACCTGGCATACCAAGTTTTTCAGCTGTCAGATTAACCTCTGCCATGTAGTTATCTAAAGTAACATTCAATCCTTCTATTTTTTTCTTCTCTTTATTAATTAAATCTTCCCAGTTTTTGTCACCTATTTTATAAACATACCTATACAGCATAGAATCCAGTACTAGCTCCCTGGCTTCTATTTGCTCTTTTATTCTTGGTATATCACCTTCTATCAATTTGTTCATCCTAAGAGTTTCTCCTGCCAAAGCAGTAGTGTCTGAGAATGGATTCATAAATGCAGCGCCTACTGGGATAGAAAGTATTGCAGTTGCAAATTTTCCTGCAAGCTCGGCAGCCTTGTATAAGCCTCCACCTTTCTTTGATAGTTCTGTAAATGCGACAGCTAATGTCTGTATGTCAGGTGCCATCTCTTCGCCAGCTGTTCTTTTAAGAAGCGCCCATGACTGTTGCATCCTATCAATAGATTTAGCTGTTGTATCGTTAATTTTACCAAAAGCTTCTAGGTCTGCACCGCTTGTATTCTGAATATATTGAAGGTCTTCAAATGCATTGCCAGCTTGTCTAATACCAGCAGAAAGTGCAACAAGACCTCTAACGTTAGGCATCAAAGCACCGAGCTGTTGCATATTGGCTCGCTTTAACTTCTGGAAAATAGTAATTAAACCATCGCCAGCAAGAGAAGATATATCAAAGCTAATACCAAGCTGCCTTGCAGCCTCTACAGCGTCTGGCGTAGCCTTAGTTACAAACGAGTTAATAATATTCTTAACACCAGTCATTGCCATCTCTGACTTAAGACCGGCCCTTGTCAGCGTAGAAACTGTAGCAAGTAACGCTTCAAGACTAACTCCACCAGTAGCCGCAAGAGAAGCAACTTTACCAATGTCCTGACTAAGTTCCTGGAAAGTAATTTTACCTCTCTGAACCGTTTCGAATAAGTCCGATGAAACTTTTGATGCTTGATCTGCACTCATAGAATATGAGTTTAGAATTGAAGTAATAGCGTCAGCAGACACAGCTGTAGTCGTAACACCTGCGGTCGCTGCCTTAGCGGATACAGCAAGAACATCTAGTGCTTTTGATGCAGGTATAGAAGCCGACAGAATATCATATAAACCTTTTGACAGCGTGTCAGTGCTTTCTCCGAACTCTACAGACATTTTAGACAGTGTTTTAGTATAACCAGGAAGGAACTTCATGTTCTGGCCACGAAGCATCGTAGAGACGTTAGCCATCTGTTTTTCGAATGCAGCGAACTCTGTGATAGAGCTTCTGATGCCACGACTAATACCGTGAAGGCCAAGGCCTGTACCGGCTAAAGCAGCCAGACCTCTCATAGCAGACTTTGTTGCGTTAACAGACCCAGTTAGAGTATCAACACTCTTCTTTGAAGATCTTATATCTCTACGAAACTTGTCTGACTGTGCTATTAATCTTAGTACCAGATTTTCGGCCATGCTATCTATCCAAGTCTTTCATAATCCTATTGGCAGTTTCTATAGCTTTCTTATTGCCTTGTGCGCCTACTATAATATGAGCTAAATACTTAAGCCTCTTATTTGTAGCAGACTCTCCGAACAAGCCGAGTTGGTCAGCGTATTCGAGTTCCTTCATCTCGTAAGCACTGAACCTCTCGGCAAGCTCGGAGTCTGTCGCTCGATAGTGAGTCTTTATTCTGATTCTGGATCGTCCTGATCCAGACTTGAGTTTTTTAGTATCTCTTCCTCAGCTTCTACTCCAATACCACTGAGTCTAAGGATAGCATTGACTACTGGTTCAGTAACATCTGCACCAAGCTCGCAAAGCCACAGTTGGTCTGCCTCTTTGAAGAGCCTCTTGCCTTCAGCATCTTTACAACCGAGAATCATTAGTATCGACGGAATGTAATCTCTGTTCTTTAGTTCAGAGATATTAGTTCTGTACTGCTGCAACTCAAGCGTTGTCATACCAGCACAAGGGAACACACCGTTACGTGTAACTACATCTTCTCTTTGGACATTGTGTCTTGCCTCTTGAAGGCTTTCTTTTGTTACGTACTGAGTCATCTTTCAATTCCTTTAATTTGCGTTACTATAATTAGTTAAAGCACATTACTCTTCTTTATTAACAGCCTTAGACTTCAACCGTTTGGGTTTAGGTACGTCAGCACTGTCACTATCCTCTGTATGAGAGGTTAATTCTACCTCAATTGAGCCGTATCCTTGCGATGCAAGACGTTCTGCATCTTCTATGGATATTTCTTTAGACTCTCCAGATTTACACGCTAAATGTCTAGGTGTGTAAATGTCTGAGGTGTATATGAATTTAACATTCATAAGATCTCCTTGTTATGCTGCACCATAGGACCACTTAGTAGATGGAGTAATAGTAATCGTGTATGTATCTTCAGAGTCTGGGTCAGAGTCCACTCCGCTCACAGAAGATACAAATCCATTTCCACTCCATTTATATGCAGTTCCAGCACCGTCGGTAAACGAAACAGCAACGGCTGTTCTGGCTTCAGCTATAGTCCTGATAGCTGACTGCATCGCAGAAACGTATACTGCCGTAGCTGTCATCGGTCCTTCTGTAACCGTTCCAGGTATGTGGTTAGTCACACCACCAGAGTCGCTATTTGTTGCATAGTTAATATCGTTAATTTCGAGACCGCCAACGGTGCAGCTTTGCACCCCTGTTACAGTTGTCGCTCCAATGACAAGAATCCCACCTGTTAGTGTAGATGCCATATTTGTATTCCTTTAATAAAGTGTATTATTTATTGTGTTAGCTAAACTTTTACTCTACGTCTTCAGCAAACGTAAACTTAGTAACTGGTGTGATTGTCATAGTGAAAGTGTCCTCAGAGTCTGGATCTGAATCCACACCACTTACTGCGCTAATAAAACCAAGCCCTGACCATTTCCAGTCAGCCGCTGCACCAGCACCGTCAATGTATGTGAAAGTTTCAGCAATATCTCTATCATCTGCTGCATTACGAAGCGTGTTCTGAAGCGTTGACGTATAAACTATCGTTACTGTAATCGGGCCTTCAGTAGCCGTTCCTGGTATGTGGTTAGTCACACCGTTAGTGTCATCATTAGCTGCGAAGTTAATATCATTAACCTCAAGACCACCAACGGTACAACTCTGGATACCAGTAATAGTCCCTATGCCATCACCAATAAGTGTCCCACCTGTCAATGTAGTTGCCATATTTGTATTCCTTTAATTAAAGTCGTTATTAGTCAACACCGATAGCTATCACGTCATAGGTTAATGTGCTTGTTCCTGTGCCATCGTGTTCTAATTTTAAATTCTTATTAGTGGTTATATCTAGTCCTGTTAAATCAGGTGCTGACCACATAAACGTTCCTCCAGGAGGAAGTATTACTATGTCTGAAGAGTCAGAACATATGCCGATAGGAGTAACGCCTCCGAATATTTTCAAACTAGCATCGCTAGAATTATTGTAGATATATAGAAGCTTCAATGTTTCAATTGTCAAGGCTGTGCCAAGAGGATCTAGTAACGAGCCAGAAGCATATAAATCTAATACTTCGTTAGCACCATCGGCAAGAGTTCTCTGGTCATGAAATATGACATCTGCTTGACTGGCACCGTCGCCATCAGCCAGAGATATAGATACGTCATCTATTAACACATCTTTAGGTGTCGAGAAATCAGCAGGGTTTGTGTACACCGTATTAAATTTTAAAACTACCTTAGTTGTTAGCGCCATTGCTATTCCCTGTAATAAATAATCATATCGACAAGCTTGCCATATATCGTGTATACTGGTTCAAGACTTGGCATGTCCATAGTAGATACTTCTATGTGGTCTATAAATATGCCGCCATAAGAAGAAGTATTTCTTGTGGCTACGCACAAATCTCTTACAGCGTCACGTATATCACACACAGCACTGTAACCGCCTTGAGTTATACTTGACATTATGGTTAACTGGAATCTAGCCCTAACTAGTCCAGTCGTACTATTATTTGTTTGCCTTGTGTTATGCCCACTTGTCTCATGATAAACAATGGCTGGAAGAATTTCCTCTTCAGGAACAACATTCGGATATACCCTATCGTCAATAAGTGAAGTTATTAACGCAGAATTAGTTATCATGTCAACTATCGCAGTTTCTACAGACATTACCTGTTCCACGCTTTCTTTATCTCGTCAGCTATAACACGACTTGCCATGTAGATAGACGTATTTCTCGTCATCTCATGAGCAGGTATCATAAAAGGTTTCGGTAAGACGAACTTATCCTTAGACCCGCCATCACCAGGTGCGGCATGGCCATACTCTATTGCATATGGTATGTAATACTTTTTCCCTTCCTTTGTTACATGAAGAAACTCAGGAGTTATTTTAGGATCAATTAATACTTCCATTGCATAAGAGTCTTTTCTGTGCAGCGTTGACTTTGGTGTGACTCGTAGCTTTAGGGCACTACGTATCTTCTCTGACATGCCAGTGCCACTTTTTCTAAGGCCAGCAGCGTTAGTTTTGGCTACAGCAAGAGTAGTCTTCCTGCCAGCCCTAACGCCCTTCCTTATAGCAGCCCTTGCAACTTTAGTCTCAAGTGCGTCAAATTTACGCATAAGAGCTTTGTCGTCCCAATTTAATGACATCATGTAACAATCTCCACTGCACGAAGTTTTTGCCATGCGCCGTTGTCATCGGCTTTCAGGACAAACTGTATAGAAAAGGTACGGGAACCCAAAGTGAATCTATGCTTTGGCCCGACCGTTGAATTATATCTAATAGTTACCATGTAAGTGACTCTAGACTCAGGTGACTTAACTCTTACTTTCTCGTAAGAAAAGTCAGTACCTTCTTCTGGCTCCATGTTACACCATACGGTAGCATATGTTGTCCACGTAGGAGTCTTCTCACCTTCAGCATTCTTGGTATAACCAGTAATGCTCTGTAATGAGATTCTGTCTCTTAATCTTCCTGCTGGCATACAACTCATAGATGTCCTTGCACTGGAACTATTCTGTCAATACTAAGTAACGCCCTAACACCGAACGGAACTTCGTGTATTTTAGCCTCTGTAGTTGCTTCTCTATGGCAATCCATATTAGCAACTAACATCATTATCGCTGCTTTAAATTTACTTGGCACGTTTGACGCAGAAGTTCCGTAGCCACTGGTATATGTAATAGTTATTGCATTGTGAGACATCTGCGTAGTTGGCCACGACTCATCGTAAGCTAAAGTAACTAGCCCTGGCTCCGTTGTAGTATCGACATCATAAATACTAGACGAAAGAGTTTGCTCGTCACCATTCTCATCAAGATAGGTAATACTAGATACGCTATATAGTGGCGTTCCTGGCAACTCCATTGTGTCTTTAAATGAATCAATTTTTAACGTTTTTGTTGTATTAAGGAATACTCTACCTGAATACTCTTCTGCCCACTGGCGAGCAGTCGTTATCATATAAGCAATATTAGTATCATCTGCGTCAGAGTCAATATGTGCCCAAAGTTTACATTCTTCAACTGTAACTGGCTCAGTGGCGGCAGTGTCTATATACGAAAACTCTTGTCTATACGTGCTGCCATTGTACACCCACTCTACCCAGTATGTATAAGTTAGCTCTGGCTCTGGTGCTGTGAATGTATACGAATAAAGGCCAACTGACTCATTAGTCATAGCTGTACCGTCAGCAGCAACCACAGCGTCAGTATCGTTGCGTTTAACTCCATATGTTGACGTTGGGTCACTTAATACAGCAGACGTTACGTCAGTCAGTACATCGTCTATAGTTATTCTAAAAATAAGTTTTATACTCATGAGTCAGAAACCTTTACGACTTCATGATCGACATTCATTTCAACTCTATTGCTTATATCGTCTCTTATATCTTCTAGCGTATCAGTACCAGCGTCCCACGTTGCGCCTTTTATTTCAGTGAAAGCATCGTCCATCTCAGTCTTTGTCGGCGGGTCGTATGAATTCAACTCATATTCTGTCTGAGTTTGCTCCGCTGACCCGCTCCACCATATTTCCCCTGCACCGACTGGAGAATCCGTATCCGAAGCGGAAGCACCAACTTGCGAATATACAGCAACTGAATACTGTCCTGAACTTATTCCAGCTATAAAATCTCCAACGTAGTAATCACCATTGTCGTCAGTCAGTGGAATATCATAATCGTCTGCGTCGCGTCCAGACGTTCCCCATGTCTCGAACACTGCACCTACGATGTACCAAACCTCTCTGGCTTGGTTTCGTATGGTGGCGTATAGGTCACTTCCTGATGGATAAACTATGGCGATTTCTGCTGACATTAGGTTAAGAGTTCCTCAGCTTTTTCATCACAGGGTTCTTCAATCAACTTGATGGAATGTTTGAATATGTAAATACCGTCAACACTCCCGTCATTTACGAGAGGTGATTTCAAAGCCGCTGATATAAGCTCTTTGATAAATAACGCTGCTTCTTTGTCTACATTAATAATCATAACTTATCTTCCTCTATTTGATAATATCAACAATTTTCTCTTCCACAGCTACTTTACGGCCTGTCCATAATGCAAGTTCCGCTTGCTTTGCGGCCACATCAATCATCAGATGATCCAAAGCAGTTTGTATTTCTGCTACCCGACCAGCAACTTCTTCCTTTCCCATATTTGTTATAACAACATCTTGTGACTTCTCGATTATTAATTTTCCATCAACTACACTTGTTAATTCTGCCATAATGTCTCCTTATACTGCTATGCCGTTAGCTATTAACGCCAAGCGAATTTGATTAGTTAGTGCAACGACTGTTGGTAAATCCGTTGAGGCTGCGTTCAATGTGTACGCTGTCTGGGCAGCAGATCCATTACATCCAAAGCCGCCGACGATTGTAGCAGCTTGAGCCGAGTCTATTGTAACCGCCAATGTAGGCGTGTCCGTATCGCTACCGGAATTGGTGTAGAGCTGTATCTTACCCTTTTCGTCATCAGCAGCACCGTCGTGGCTGACTTCGATTCTGGCAAGTGTGGTTTCTTCACCACCCGATTGCTGACCCTTGAAGTTGAACTGATTGCTCCTGCCCCCATCAGCGTCTGAATGAGTCGCGTTATGCCATGTAGTTGCGCCTACGTTGAATCGCAATGTCTGACTCGCAGGCGTAGCGTTAAACGAACCATAAATCAAACAGTCTGTTTCTTCTGCTGCAATGCTTCCACGGTTTTGGTTATCTATTATAAGTAGGTTACTGTTTGTGGTTTGGCCTATACCAGCCAAATAGCCTATAAAAATATTAGAAGATCCTGTTGTGATGTATCTGCCGGACCAAGAACCAATAGCTGTGTTTTGGTACGCAGTAGTAATTGACGTTAGTGTCAGATTGCCAATAGCTGTATTGTCTTCTCCATTGGTACTACCGGATACTCCAGCACCTGATAAATATCCTATGAATAAATTATTATTTGCAACTACAAATTTACCTGCCCCTGAACCTATGCCAATATTTTGCCCATTAGCTTCTAATGAAAACAATGATTCAAAGCCAATGCCAAGGTTGTTATTCGCACCACCCTGAAGATTTCTTAGGCTTGTTGCCCCTATGCCAACATTCCCATTGCCAGTTCCAGCATTTACAAGATACCCGACACCACTTTCTTTACCTATCCAAACATTCTTCGAGCCTAATTGGAACGCTCCTGACGAATGCCCAATGGCTAGGTTATCTATTCCTGTTACGGACAAAAGCGAATATGTACCTAGTGAAATATTCTTTAGCGTATCATCAAAATTAATCAGATTAGCAACCTGGAGAGTGTTGTTCGGCGTATCAGTCCCAAAACCATGCCGATTGTTAACACTATCGTAGTTATACCCAACCGTTCCATCCGCTTGGAGCAACTGAAACATGGTTGTGGAATCAGTGGTCGGCTGGAAGATAACGCTATCGTCATACCTGTGGAATGCCAAACTGTCTGTGGATGGTTTAATTAGCATTTAGCAAACACTCATTGTTTTCAATTGTAGGGTGCCTAGTTCCATTAATATTGTACCCTGTTAATACTAAGCATTTCTCTAACACCAAAAGGAACTTCGTGAGCCTTAACTGGCGACGTTGCTTCCCTGTGACAGTCCATATTGGCTACTAACATCATTAGAGCAACTTTAAATTTGCTTGGCACGTCTGACGCTTCTCCGTAGCCAGAGACGTGAGTTATAGTTACTGCGTGATGTACAGTCTGTATTGAAGGCCATGAATAATCATATGCCAAAGTTACTAACCCTGGCTCAGAAGTAGTATCAACATTATAGTAACTTGAATCTAATGTCTGAGTCGCACCATCTTGGTCTAAATATGTTATAGATGTAACGCTGGCAAGCGGAGACTGAGGCATCTGCATTGAGTCTTGGAAATAGTCAGACTTAGCAGTAATTGTTTGGGTTACAAAAGACCTTCCAGTAAATTCTTCTGCCCATATACGTGCAGCCGTAATCATCTGGCCAATTACAGTATCGTCTGCATCTGTGTCAATGTGCGCCCATGCTTTACACTCAGCAACTGTAACTGGCTCTTCTTCTGGCTCTGCTGTTACTGTCCAATCAAACATTAAACATCCTTCTCTTGCGTATATGTAATTAAAGATTATTAGACTTTATTTCTCTTAATACTTCTTTTAAGTCTGCTTTTATCTCAGCAACGTCTTGCTGAGTTCTTTTTGACTCAGTCTTTA